CCAACTACTGGTGTTGTTTGAAAGTTTGGATTTAGTGGTTTGTAATCAGAAAGGGAATCTATATTCATACCTAATTCTGAATTTACGAATCTACCCTTTACTCCACCAAGAAAACTATAATCTGGTCCACCATCTTTCTTTTGTGGAAAATATTTTTTACTTGCATCAAGATGTACTGCTACCACTTCCAATGGTTCTAACTCGTAAAATTCATTTGGTGAATCTTCTACTTCTTTCATCAATCGTAGCATAGATTCTGTAGTTTGTACACGAGATGAAATTGGACCAGTTTTGTTACCTGATTTCTTTCCAATTGTATATGACATATTAATTTACTTTTGCTGCAATATTATCGCTATGGTCTTGTAACTCTTCAACAGTCTGTTGAATATTATTCATTAATTGTTCTTTTTCTTTTTCTGTTAAACCAAACTCACCCTCACTATCACCACTTGCACTTGCCTGTGCTAATCTCTGTACGATAGTAGCAAGTTTTACTAATTGTTCATCATTCTTTACATTGATTTCTAAATACTCTTTCAACATAGGAATGATTTGTACGGCCGTATCGCCATCCTTGATAAACTGAACTACTTCTTTCATTAACACTTCTAATTGTTCTTTGTTTCGTTTAGAGTTATCATAGATGTCTTTGAATACATCGGATAAGGTTTTACCCTCAAATATTTCGAAATCGATTGCCATAATTTTACCTATTTTGTATCAATAATAAATATCTAACTTCTAAAAAAGTGTTGTATATATTTATATATTCAAAATTTTTATAAAATATATACAATAGTTATTATATGTCGGTGAAAAATCCGACTTGATTGATTAACTAACGGGAGATTAACCATATGCAGGAAATCATAACACTCGTAAAAGGATATGTTGACGACTTAGCTCAGATGATGTTATCCTTGGTCGCTATTGGTGCTATTTCTGAAGTAATTTTTGGAAGTGGTATCTTCGGCGTTAATGTTATTGGTAACCTAACATCGATTATTAACACATTCGGCGAATCTGGTTTCGCTGGACTCGTCGCTTTGTTGGTGTTGGTGGGTTTATTCCGTAAGTAGTACTATATCGGATACCTATATGTGGGAGTCTTTTCCGAGGCTCCCACATTACTTTAAGATTTCTAAAGTTTTCTCAGCATCAAATCTTCCAGCCTTAGGCCATCCATTTATTGCACCATCACTTTCACCTGGTGTTTTAATCCACAAATAAGCATCACAATATTTAGAATCTGTTTCTGTAGTAGGATTATCACCCAACTTCATTTCTTGTGGATTGTATGTTTCCCATACTTCATTACCATTTCGTGATGTATCAATAACATAACTACAACCAAAGTGTTTAGCAATTTTATCTCCGTACCTAATACACTTATCTGTTGTTACAAAGTTACTTGTGTTGATACTAAACCCTTGAAAATTATCAGAATAAAACATACCAAAAAATGTTATTGCATCAGTTCTCTTTAACCATTTAGGATGTCCAATATCAAGATAAACTATTGCATTAGTATTAGATAATTTTTTGATTGCAGATTTTATAAGACGGGTTCGTTTATGTTTCTGATATAAACTCATACCCTTTCTCATATGTGGAACTGCATCAGGTTCGATTATTACAATAGGTGAGTAATCACCAATACCATCTACAACCTCATCAATGAAATTATGATATTGTGTTAGTGTTAACCCACCCTTTGAATGTCCACCTACATCCCTATCAGGTATAGAATATAAAACAATAACGGGTTGATAGGGATGTGCTCGTTTACACAATCTGTGTACTCTACTTGACAGCCGTTTGATTCGTTTAATAGGATTATCAACTAACCAAAAAGAATTGGGCTGTGAAGTTATCTGTTTTAACTGCGGATATTTTTCCGTATTATCTTTTCGGTAATCCCAGTCTTGGTGGTATAAATTTAATTGAACCACGAACCAGTGAACTTTGTTTCTACTGAACCAGATTGTAGATAGTTCTTCTGTAGTTCCCAATGATGTTTCTTCATCACATTGATAACACGAGTAATGTGTTGTGTGTTGGAACCAGTCATCTCACGAATCAAGATGTATAATGCCTTCTTATTAAAGTTCTCGATATTATGTCTCATATCAATCAACTCAATAACAGAATTAGCAACATCTAAATCTTTCTTTCGTTTAAAGACTGTGGTTAGATTATTCTTCCAATATTCTGCAAGTGTTTCTAAATACTCTACTTGCATACTACCCCATTCACCATTTCTCATTTCAGTAATTGGGTCTCGTTTATAATCAGTAACCTCTTCTGAATCATGTTGTTTCAATCGTTTGTAGTTATTGTTATTGTGAAGAATCAAATAGTTCTTAGCAACAATACTAAAGTAAGAGAATGCCTTACCCTTACCCTCTGTGAATTTGTGCATATTCATATATAGGAAACTAACAACCTCGTGCATTACATCTGAACTTGGAACATCAAAGTAATAAAACTTAAATGTATGAATTATATTTTCTGCCAACTTCTCAAATGGAACTCTAATGTGTTCATTATAAATTCGTTCCCTCATATGTGGACGAGTTTCTTTATTGTGTCTAATGATTGCATCTTCTGTTCCTTGATGAAAGTAATATCTTGGTGAACCTTTTTTTGCTTTTCTTGGCATTATATCTCCTGGTCTGTTATTGTTTGTAAATCATTAATGGTATCTTTGATTCCCTCAAAGACTGTTCCGATTTCATCATCGGATTCGAACTTACCCTCTGAATCTAATTCATCGAGTACATTTTTTGTTATGGTAACTCTTGCAGCATAATCCTCAATCCATGTTTCTAATCTTTCTACTTTTTGAAAAAGATTCCAACTTGTATATGCGAATGTTATTGCAAAACAACCAAGTACTATTTCTAATATCATTTTTTATCTCCAAACAACTCATCAAATAAATCCTTTGGTGAATCACCTGTGAGTTTAGTTTCTACTTCAGTCTTTACTGCTTTCTTTATGTTGTTAACTGATTTGGCAACTTTCTGTTTACCAACTTGTCCTGCTCTATCCCATTCATCTCCCTCGATATATGTTGCCATCATATCTGCTTGATGTAGGATACGAGCAATATGACTTCTCAAACCTGTTTCAGGTAGAAAAGTTTTTAAGTATTTTTCGTTTGCATCTTCATACATACCATCAGTTAATTTTAATCCAATGTATTCATTCTCGTTCATTGGTATTTGAAAATGTTGTAATAAGAATAATGCTCTATCAGTAACGGTCATGAAAGTTAAATCTGGATTATGATTATAAATCTTACCTTGATTTTTTCTATGCCATTCTGATTCATTGATTACATAATAATCATGTTCTAAATCTCCAACCTTACCTAAATCATGGTGTAGGGCTGCAAAGATTAATTCTTCATTTGTGAAATTAATATCTGCTCCATTCTGTAACCATAAATCTCTTACTTGTTGAGACATCTCTACGATGTGAATGACATGTTCTACATACCCACCAACACAAGCATTATGATAATGTTCTTTTGCACTTGCAGGTGCAACAACCATTCTATCTTCGAAGTAATCGTACATAGTGTTTAGCTTTTCCAACCTCTCACCATCGAATGTATCATTAATGATACCGCGAAGTTTTAGCCAGTTGTCTTGTATCTGTTGTTCAGTTAATTGTTTCATAATGTTTGTAAATCTCCAATTTAATATGTGTTAATATAAGGCCAAATGCCTATACATGTCAAGTATTTTTTTTATTTTTTTCCTATTGATTTTAAATACGAACCACCGATATTCCAAAATAAAGTTTTGCCTTTTAGGTTTTCAATATTCTGTTCTAACCAATACCATTGTTTCTTATCCCAAAACTCATTACAATCAAATGGTACTTCGTAATCATCCATCATATCATCAAACCCATAAGGTGATTTCTCAAGTATAATATTTTTTAAATCACCAGCATGATTCTCATTTAAAATCTTTTTTGTTGATGAGAACGCACTCATCGTAATAGAGTATACCTTTCTTGATTCTGAATCTAACTTCCACCAATCATCACCATACTCTAAAAATTCTTTTATCAATCCACTTGCAGTAACACCACTTCCAATACTAACTACAAGATTATCATATTGATTATCTTTTAAAACTTCTTTCATTCTTTCACCCATGTAACTAATATACAAAGGATGATTAAATGCAACTGGTAATTGTTGCCAACCATTCTCTTTTGCTTGTGTATTTAGTTTGTTCTGCATGAATGCCATCATGTTTGGTCTCATAGGATGTAACTTACCACCATTACCCTTAACTCTTTCTAATAATACTTTTGGAAACTTTTCTGTATTAGGATATGCAGAAATAAATTCTATACCATACTCTTGACACAAACGCGATAGAACCCAACCTGTCCAACTACCATAAACAGATAAGTGTGTTAACGGCTTTGATTTATCAATGTAATCACTTTCCATAATTCTTCTGATACCCTCTATCTTAGACCATCGTGGAAAGATATCACCATCACCAACTAAATCATCTCGTTTGACATCAACATCAATACCTTTAAGTGAATATGTTTCAATAGGTGTTTGTATTAAATCCATTTTGTAAATCCATTTTCAGTGCCAGATAAAGTATCTCTCATACCTCTATGTTTGAAACCAAATATTCTTTCAAAGTTATCACCGATACAATGAAATAATTTTTTTCTATTTCTAAAATTTATTTCTACATCAGATAGGATTACTTCTTCTATATAATCTTTGAAGTTAGTTCCTTTTTGAAATGCTCTTTTCTCTTGGTCACATACCTCATCTGGTAAGTGTCCACGAAATGCTTCAGCAAGTGGTTTCTTCCATTGGTTTCCACTATTATCTAATACTGGTTGTGTTAGGTTAGTAGTGTAATCTAAAAAATCTAAATCAAAGAATGGACATCTTAATTCTATTGTTCCATAATTCATAAAGATATTATTTCCACGAAGTAAATTACCATAGTATTGTTTCTCAAATAATTTCTTTCGTACATCACTCCAATCAGGTTTCTTACTGAACATTCTAAATGTACCATATGAACCATATGATTCATCAGAACCCTCACCACTAAACGCAACCTTAACACCATCCTCTGCCATTCTCTCGGCAACATAACTTTGTAGAATACCAACTTCCATTTGGACTGTCGATGGATATTCTATAACCTTTATTGTTTCTAAAAATTTTCTTTTTAATTCTTCTGGGTCTCTTGGTATCTCTACCTCAACCAATGGTACATTAATATGTTCTGCAACCATTCTTGCAAACATCAAATCTCTTGAATCCTCATCAAACTTACAAGTGTATGATACAATATCAGGTACTTTCTTACTCAACAAATAAGTAATCACACTTGAATCAATACCACCACTCAAACAAGTTGCAACCTTAACATCACTTAGTAATCTTTTCTCTACTGCCTTATCTAACAACTCATAAGTTTTTTTATTAACCTCATCTTGGTCAAACTCTTTATCTTCAAATGGTGTCCAAGTAAAATAATAATCTTCTTCAATATGTACTTGACCAGTTATAGTGTTTATTCTCACTACTGAATTTTTTGGTACAAACTTACATTCTGCCTGTGGTAATACTTTTAGAATTGATTTCATTTCTGATGCAATCAAAATATTTGTATCATTGTTATAAATGTATAATGGAATCTTACCAACCCAATCTCTTGATATAACCAACTCATTAGTTAAGGTATCATGTAATACAAAACTAAACATACCCTCTAATCTTTTTAATTCATTTTCTTTGTATAGATATAAAATTATTTCTGAATCACTATTACTAAAAAATTTATAACCTCGTTCTTCATATTCTTTTCTTAATTGTGGATAGTTCCAAATCTCACCATTAACAACAAGTGCATAATCATCAAATACAAATGGTTGGTTTCCTGCCTCACTTACATCATTGATACTCAATCGATTATGACCAAGATGTACATTACCACTTTCGTATATACCTCTATTATCTTTACCTCTATGTTCAATTTGAAGTAACATATCGTGTACAACTTCATCACTATGATTAATAGTACTAACTATTCCACACACGAAGTATCTCCTTTACATTTTTCTTTTCGTTGTTCATATCACCAAGATGAACTGAACCACCAATTGTTGTAACTCGTTTCAATTTTAAATCTGCTTGTTCACATAAGAACTTACCCATCTCACATAACGCAACCCAATCAGCATAACCACTCTTGCTAATTCTCATACTTCTGAAAAAAGCTGTAAGATATAATCCCTCTTTACGCGGTTTCAAATCAACCGATAATAAACATGGCATTCCTGCCATAGTCTTTCTACCATCGGATTTCGGGTCATATATGCTCATGGCTATAGTTTTACTATTCTTATGCTCTTTCAATCTTTTGATAA